TGTGCTAAATCACCCACTGATCCTGCAGCAATAAACATACCTGTAGTTATCATACCTGAAGTCATTGCTGGTCTTATATACTCATAAGTTTGATCCATCTTTGGAGCAATACCAGCCTCTTCATGAAAGAAGTAAGTACAAGGTCCACCTACACCTGTTGTTGCATTCTTTTCAAAAGATGCACCTTGTATTTTAGACATAAGTCCTTTGTTGGTTTTTCTGTTATTTATTCTTACTTCTATTTTTTGTTCCCATAGTAAAACCTTTTCTGGTGTACATGGTCTATACCAAGCAGTGTGTTCATTTAAAAATGTTTTATATTCATCAAGAAACTTCCAAGACCCTTTATCATTAATATAATCTTTTAATGATGCACCAATTTTACATATAGATCCTTCTTCATACCAAAATTGATTTATAATTTTAGCCATATGAAAGTAAGATGATGCTATCTGTCTTTTCTTTAATATAGCTGCATGTTTATGATGTAGCTCTGCTAATAATTCATATAATGCCATATGATACTGCGCATCTCTTACTTTAGCAAAACCATACTTCTTTTCTTCTTTATCAAAAATAGGTAAGAAGTTTAACCACATGTAGTAATCCCTTGTTACATAAAAAGTATTTTTATCACTTTTAAATATAACACCATCTCTACATTTCTTTTTTTGATCTTCCCAATATGTGCTAAAATCTTTTGATCTAAAAGGTTTGTCACAGTAAAAACCCTGTTTATTAAATATATTAGCTTGTTCATTAAACAACAAAGCAACCTCATCAAAATCATATTGACCAGGTTCCTTAAATAATGTATTTAAATATTTTACAAAGTCTTCTTTTTCTTCAAACTCTGTTATACTCCATTCATTGTTTTGATATGTTGGAACAGTTTTATACATCCTCTATTGCCCATATATCTTGTTGTTTTAATAAGATATGGTCTTCATCCATGTGAGATACTTTTACAGGTTGTATAAATTGATTAAATAATACAATTTCACCTTCATGTATTCCTTTTACATCTTCTCCTATTGAAACAACAGTACCTTTATCTTCTTTTTCTTGTGCAGAATCTGGAATATAAATACCTGTTGATCCATATGTTTCAGTTGGTTTGTGTTGTTTGATTAGTAGTCTATCTCCTACTGGTCTAATATTACTCATAATTAATTGATTTTATATTTTACATTTGGTCATATGCTAGTCCCTGACCACCACGGACTTGACTTTTTTGCTCATCTTTCATATCATTATATGCACCCTTGAATGATTGTCTTATTTGCTCAAACTTAGCTGCAGTATTTACTAATGATGTTAAGTTACCATCTCTACCATGTTCTATAGATGTGGTTTCCATATATCTTGCTAATCTATCTAACATTGTCTTTATACCTTTATATGCTCTGTATGTTGGAGTATGATAAAGATCTTCACAAAGTTTTATAGCATTTCTTATTGTTTCATCTTCTGTTGATTCTTCTAATCCCACTTCTTCTATAATAAGATCTTCTTTTTCATGCTCTGGCATATTAAAAAATGGATTCATATCAGGATCTGGACATGTCATATAAAATACAAACAAATATACTTCCATGTATGTATCAGGATACTTATCCATAATACCTTTTAATGATTTAATAGAATAGCAGTGCTCTGATGGTATTACTTTACCGTTTTGTACGTCAAATAGTTTTACTAACATTGTGGATTATCTTTTAACCACATTATCAGACTATTTATTTCATCTTTTAAATATGGTAGGTCATACATTTTAATTTCTTCTATAATAGGTTCTCCTTGGTTATTCTTTTCAGTTATTGGATAACCAAACTCATTTTCACCTGCAAGTTTAAACTTCACATGTTGTATTTGAAGTTTACCTACTTTAAGTTTAGGGTTATGCTTTTTAATTATATAAGCATATAAACTTAACTGTAAGTTATAATGCATCAAGTTACAATCATCTAGATTATTAACTGGTTTATACATTTTAGATGTTATACCTTCCCAATTTGTAAATCCTTTTTCTTTTATTTCTTTATTAGTCTTATAATCAAGAATATTAATTTTACCATTAACAATAGTAACTAAATCTGCTTGACCGCAAACACCTAATGATTTAAGATACACAAAATGTTCTGGATATACACCATCATCAAGCTTTTGTGTAGGTGCTATCTTTACTCCTTTAGAATCTATGATAGGTCTAATTATAGGAACTTCAACACCTTCTCTTTCAATAGTATTAAATTCACATAAATTTTCTTCTCTTTGGTTATGATACCAATTTCCTAAACCAATAGCTCTTTCTGACTCTCCATTCCAAGCAGCCAATATCTGTTTAGGTGTCATACCATACCACTTGGATCTTTTATTCTTAGATGATTTATCAGCCTGAGCTTTTGCATCAAATTTAGGTTTAAATAGACCTATAAAACTAGTTACACTAGTCCATTTTATTTTATCTTTTTCAAGATCTTTATTAAGACTTTCATATATATGACCGTCTTCTTTAAATATTACTGCCATTTTTTTTACTTTTTTGATCTTCTAAGATTTTTTTATTCTGTTCCTCTGCTCTTTTTTTCATCTCTAACCTATGCTTATCTGTTTCTTCCATATCTAAATATATTTGTTTTTTAAGTTCATTTTCCATTTCTTCTGGCATAATCTCTTTCCATCTTCCAACTGGACAACTTGCAGATAATGCTCTAAGTTTTAAACCTAAACTACAACCACATTCAGAACAACAAGGTTGGGTTCCAGGAACAGCACATGAGGTGCCAGCTTTATCATTAAATGGACAAAGCTTACATTCTTGAAATCTCATCTTAGCTACCATTTCTACATCATCTTTTTTAAAGACTCTGTTTTTAATTCCTTCAGCAATCTGATCTAAGTTACCTAATGCTCCTAAAAGTTTATTTATTCTCATTTTTAAATTCTTTTTTACTTTTAATATTTTCCTCAACTGCAGCAAGTAAATCTTCCATTTCTTTTAATTTTTCTTTAACTGCTGTATGTTTTTCATATCCTTCATATGTCATTTTTTCTAAGTTTCCTAAAATATCTTTATTTCTTTTTATTGCTTTTTTAAGTTTGTTAGTTCTAATAACAAATGTTCCTAATCCAGGCAATCCTATTTTAGGGCTTGTAAGTGATGATAAATTTTTTCTTACCCTTCCATAGAAGAAACTTATAAAGTCTGCTACTAAATCTTTATGGACCTCTGCTTCTTCAGCAATTTCATCATAAAAATTTCTGTATTTTTTTGGATTAAGACTCAACACCTAAAATTTTAAAATCTAAAAGAATAGTACCTTCAATCTCAATACCCATTTCTGGATTAACGTATATTTTCTTTTTATTATCTCCATTCTTAACTATTAATCCTTTTTTTTCAGCCTTTGTCACAGCATTTCTACAAGATTGTGGACTTTTAAAAATACCATGTTTTGATACAATAGAACAAAACTTTGTCATTTCAATAGATCCTAACATAGACAATAAGTGTAAACAATTTAAATCAGATAAACTAATCTGTATATCCTTAAGGAAACAGTGAGTAAGGATTTGATATTTTACTACCTCATCCTTACTCATCTTAATCCTTTTATCTATTTTGTTTACTAAAGCCATGTTGTTGGTATATCATCACTTTCAATTAATGTATAAGTAAAATTATTACTCCAAGTATCTCTAGCTTTTCTCATGATTTTCATAAATAATCTCCAATCATCATTATCAGCTATAACTTGACATCCTGCAGACCATTTATCTACTTGTGTAGATTTTTTACCTGCATATTTGGTAGCTCTGTGTATATTAATACCAAACAATCCTGTTTGTGTATTATTATCATTTAAATCAAATTTACCATCTTTGTTATTGTCTCTATAAACAGTTACGTTTCTTTGTTGACCTAAAGCTTCATATTGACCTCTATGTTTTCTTATTTTATGAGAACCTCTATATTGACCTGGCTTTAATACTGCCACACCTTCTTTTCTCATAATATTCTCAACCCAATGAGTTCCAGGATCTGTAGTACAATCCATTTCATGATACACCCATTCACCACCATCTTTATAGCAAACAGTCATTAAATCATCAAATTTATTTGTAACAACACCTTTAGTTGCTAAATTTCTAATACCAACTATATTTACATTATAATCACCAGATTCAAAGAATTTATATTCT